ACTTAAAGATAAATGGCTATATTATAATGGTAAGATGGATCAAGAGACAATTAAAGAAAAAGGTTGGGTGCCAGATCCATTTGATGGACTTAAAGTATTAAAAGGTGAAATGGAATATTATTATGACAGCGATCCTGAGATACAAAAGTCAGAAGAAAAAATACAATATTGGAAAACAGTAACAGAAACATTAACAGAAATAATAGACAATTTAAAATGGCGACATCAAACGATATCGAATATAATTAGATGGAAACAATTCGAGTCAGGAAATTAAATCACGCAATTCTTAAAGTTGAATGCGATAGAAGTGCAGGAGCAGAGTTAAGAGAATTCTTTTCTTTCTATGTGCCAGGCTATAAATTTATGCCTGCTTATCGGAATCGATTATGGGACGGCAAGATTAGATTATATAATCAAACTACCGGTGAAATATCTGCAGGTTTATTTCCACAAATCATTTCATTTGCAGAAGCGCGTGAGTATAAAATTGATATAGAAGAATCAGATTATGGTAGTCCTAACGAAGGTAATAAGATTAATCCAGAGTTTATGATGAAGTTTATTGAAGCTTTAAACTTACCATTTAAAATAAGAGATTATCAGTTTGACGCAGTATGCACTGGAATACAAAGGAAAAATGCTATACTATTATCTCCAACTGGTTCTGGTAAATCATTAATAATATATGTTCTTATGCGATATATGTTATCTTCATTTGATAATGATGTTCTTATAATAGTACCAACTACATCTTTAGTTGAACAAATGTATAATGATTTTAAAACGTATGGATACGATGTAGAAAAACATTGTCATAGAATATATTCAGGTAAAGATAAAAATACAACTAAAAGAGTTGTGATTAGTACATGGCAATCGATATATCGATTTCAGCCTGATTGGTTTCATAGATTTGGTACAGTTTTTGGCGATGAATGTCATGGATTTAAATCAAAATCTTTAACAACTATAATGAATAAATGTTCAGAAGCAGAATATCGATTTGGAACAACGGGTACGTTAGACGGCGCTTTAACACACGAATTAGTACTACAAGGATTATTTGGAAAAGTATATAGAGTCACAAGCACTCGAGCTCTACAGGATAATGACACTCTCGCAAAACTCAGCATTAAAAGAATCATACTTAATTACGACGATCAAATCAAGCAAAACTTTGGCAAGAAAACATATCAAGAAGAAATTGAATTTATTGTCACCAATAATAAACGTAACACATTCATAAAAAATTTAACACTTGATTTAAAAGGTAATACTCTAGTTCTATATAACTACGTAGAAAAACATGGTAAGCCACTTTATAATATGATTAAAGACGAAGCACAAGAAGGCCGCAGAATTTTTTTCGTATCAGGAGAAACAGCAGCAACTGACCGTGAAGCTATAAGAGCAATAGTAGAAAAACAGAAAGATTCTATTACAGTTGCATCACTCGGTACATTTAGCACAGGTATAAATATTAGGAACCTACATAATATTGTCTTTGCATCTCCATCTAAATCTCAGATAAGAGTATTGCAAAGCATAGGAAGAGGTTTAAGAAAGACTGATGACGGTAAAAGCACTACGCTTTATGATATTATAGATGATATAATCTGGAAGTCAAGAAAAAATTTTGGTATTGCACACGCTGATGAAAGACTTAGAATCTATGGAAGAGAAAAATTCAATCACAAAACCTATAGAGTAGATTTATGAACATAAAACAATTTAAGCTTACTAATAATGAAGAGATAATATGTGAAGTTATAGAATGGAACACTGGAGAAGATCCTGGTGACATTCTTATAAAAAAAGCATTAAGAGTTATATCCGTAGAAGACTATCAAAAAGGTTGGAGATTCTTTGCATTTAGACCTTGGATGTCATTTCAAGATGATCCGGATTTATTACAAACTTTAAATTCTTCTCATATAATAGTAACAACAAATCCATCTCCTAATTTATTAAAACATTATGAAAGATGCTTAAAACGTTTAGTAAGTGAAACAGAAGCTGAAAAAATTGGTGCAAAAAAGATTTATGCTAATCTAGATGAAATACAAGATGAATTGAGAGAATTAACTGATGATGAAATGGATGACTTTTTAACTAGAAAATACGGTGCAGTTGAAGAAGATGATTTTCTTTCCGATTCAGGCGTTAATAACATAATTAAATTCAAGCCAAAAGATACTATGCACTAGGGTATATCCCCTCTTCCTCAGATATACTATCTTATTTTACCACACTTTTCACTATTTGTACACCGTTATTTTTAGCACTAAGAGAAATAAATTATATGAAAATGAACATGAAAATTTTTAAAGATAGAGTAGATAATTTTTTTAAATGGGTAAAAGGAACTGAACTTGTTGAACTTGATTATATTGATGTTGCAGAAGATCCTGTAAGACCAGAACTTGATGTTGAATTTAGATTGAACTATGATCGTAAAATTTTTGGTTTAAAATATGAAGACAATATTGAAGGTATTATTTGTGTTGCCTATACTAATGATGTACCACATAATGTTAAAGAATTAGATTTGATGAGTCAGAATGCGCACTATAAAAAGAATCCTAACACAGCAGTGGCTTATACAGTTTGGTCACGTAAAAGAGGTGCTGGTAAAGAGATCGTAAAAAAGTTATCAGAACATTGTAAAAAACTTTCTTATATAGAAAAATTAGTTACACTTTCACCATTAACACCAATGGCTACTCATTTCCATATTAGTAATGGTGCGAAGTTAATAAGCATCAATCACACATCACAAAACTTCGAATACAAGTTATCATCTTAAAAGAAAAAATACTATTGTACTTTTGTATAAAATTAGTGTATAATAGTACTATAAAATAAAGGATTAACTATGGCACGTAAAAAAAGCATACATTATGTCAACAATTCGGACTTTTCCACTGCAGTAGTTGAATACGTTAAAAAGGTAGAAAAAGCTAGAAGTAATGACACAAAAATTCCTACAGTACCAGATTATATAGCTCAATGCTTTCTCAGAATTGCAGAAGGTTTATCACATAAAGCTAACTTCATAAGATATACCTATAGAGAAGAAATGGTAATGGACGCAGTTGAGAATTGTTTAAAAGCAATTGGAAACTATAACTTAGAAGCAGCAACAAGAACTGGTAAACCAAATGCATTCGCATACTTTACTCAAATAACTTGGTATGCTTTTTTAAGAAGAATAACAAAAGAAAAGAAACAACAAGAAATAAAAATAAAGTATTTAACTAAATCTGGCATTGATAGCTTTATTGATGTGGGTACAGAAGAAGTTGCAACTGGAACTGCTACACATTTTGTAGATACACTGAGAGATAGAATTCAAAGAGTGCGAAGCACTGATAACGAGATAAAAGAAATAGTTAAAAAAGAAAGAAAAAAACGTAAAGTTAAAATAGCAGATTCAGATTTAAGTGAGTTCATGTAATGAAGATAGCTATATTGACTGATACGCATTGTGGCATCAGAAATTCATCTGAAGTTTTTTTAGATAATGCAGAAGACTTTTATACAAATATATTTTTTCCGGAATGCGAAAAGCAAGGTGTAAAACAGATAGTACATCTTGGTGATTATTACGATCATCGTAAGTTTGTAAACTTTAAGGCTTTAAATCAAAACCGTAGAGTATTCCTCGATCAATTGAGAAAAAATAATATGACGATGGATATTATACCAGGGAATCACGACACCTATTATAAAAACACTAATGAACTTAATGCATTAAAAGAATGCTTAGGACATTATATGAATGAAATCCACATTGTTATGGAACCAACTGTCATGCAATATGGATCTTTAAGTATGGGTCTTCTCCCTTGGATATGTGCAGATAATTATGAACAATCTATGAATTTTATAAGAGATTGTAAAGCGGATTGGTTAGGTGCACATCTCGAATTGGCTAACTTTGAAATTGGTAGAGGCATAATGGCTCATAGCGGTATGGACCCTAATTTGTTTAAAAAGTTTGAACAAGTATTATCTGGACAT